AAGAAACTCCAAGCATAACACCTTCACCAAGTAAAGATTGTGCTATTTTACCCATAGGTGTATCAAGAAGAGTTGCTTTTCCTCTAAAATTATTACCTTCTTGAACCAAAGATGTAATCTTATGAGAAACTCTATCAAGATTTACTGTAGGACCTTCGGGATGACCCAACTCTCCTAAAGCACGACCTTTATTAATAAAGTTTTCATTATATCTACCAACCTCTTTAGAAAGAGTTTGAATAGGATACATTCTACCGTTACGGTTTTTAATTTCACCTTGAAGGAAGCAACCTTCTATACAAAGGCGTTTAGCTTTCTTACCACCTCTAGTATATCTTTCAGTAATAACTTTTACGTTAGTTACTTCTTCTGTGATTAGTTTCATTCTTCTTCCTGTTCGGTAGGTTCTTCTTCACTAGCACCAAAAAAGGAGTTAGCAATATCAGGTTTTAACGTTTCAATGCGTTGTGCTGATTTTGCATATAATGCATCCTTAATTTTATCAGTCACATCAGATGCTGACGCATCAGTTGCGATCAAATCAATAATGTCTTCCATTAGTAATGTATGAATATGGGTATATTGTCTATTTATACTTGAGCCGAATTGTTATCTTTTTGTGCTTGTGCATCAGTAACTTGACCCTGTGCTGTCATATCGGGATCCATTGGAATTTCACCCATAGACATTGGATCTGCTAAAGGTTCTCCAGTTTCTGGATCAATAGTAGATGGATCTGGTAAAATACCTTTATCAATCTCATCATCAATTTGAAAATCAATCTCTTCTATTTCAGAATCAGATTGACGTAATACTCTCTTACGAACGTATTCTGTAGAATAATACTTACCGATATAAGGTTCTATTTGAGTAAGCATATTTAATCTACCTTCCATCAATTCAGACTCTTTAAGTTCTGCAAATTGATTATCATAGATGAAGTCATATTGAATATGATCTTCCATTCTTTCCCAATCTTCTGGAGTAACAACATTCTTAAGAACTAATTGAGTTTTAAGCATATCATTAAACATTGCAGCAAAACGTTTTCTTAAACGTCCTACAAACTTAGCAAACTTAAGTTCATCTCTTAAGATTTCTGATGAACGACCCAAATTAAAACCACCATCAGTAGCAATTCTAGATTCAGGGACACCTAATGCTCTATAAAGTTTCTTTTGGAAATACTCAATATCAGAAAGTTCTCCAAGATTTTGTCCACCAGGTAGAGTTGTGATTTCGGTTCCCCGACCACCTTCTCTTCTAGGCAACCAGAAATCTTCCATCATAGACATAAATTTCCTGTCATCCCTAACTTCACCAGTGGATGCATCATAAACTAACTTATTTCTATAGCGAGACATTACCTCTTTTAGGTATTGTTCTGCTTTTACTTTTGGTAGATTACCTACATCAATATAAAATATTCTTCTTTCAGGTGCTCTTGATATTCTGTATATTACAAGAGAATCCTCAATCATTCTAAGTTGATTAAGACCCTTAATTGCTTTATGGAGATATGAAAGAACTCTATTCTTATTTCTATCAACTAAACCAGAAGTACAATGTGTTATAGAATCTTTAGCAATTTTTACTGAACCCTTAGTAGAGTTCATAATCATTCCAGTTGGATAATTTGGTTTACTTGTATACATGTAATATTCATCAAATTCGGGATTAGGAACATCTTCCTTAGCACCCCTTACCATAATTGTAGGATCGCTATTCTTCTTCTTCTTTTCTTGACGAATAAACTTTATTTTTAATGGGTCAATATACCTAAGATCTTGAATACCATCTTGAGGTCTTTTCAGATCAATAACTTTTAGATAATATAACCTACCATCTACATACCAATTGCGAAAAATTTCATGAGACTTTCTATCAAAGTCCATTATCTCTTTAATATATTTAAATTCTTCCCTTATCTTTGCCTTAATAGGTTCACCTACTTTTAAATTTGACAATTCAACTTCTACAGGAGAATCGTACAAATCACTAACTATTGCTTCATTAACAACATCCTCAATAGCACCATCAACTTCTGGATGGAGTGCCATTTCTCTATATCTTTTTATTAATTCATATTCTGAACGATATGCACCTTCAATATCTACATATTGACCATAAAATCCACTTGCGATATAATTATCGACCCCATCCTCATTATTCTTGGGAACAGGGCTAATTATCGAAGTGGATTTCTTCTTACTATCCTCAATTGAAAAACCGAAAAGTTTTGCCATAGTATAATACTCTTTATCCTACTATTATAGCACTATTTAGTTAACGTCTTCGCCACCCGCATTTGTGCCAGATCCTTTAATAGCTTCCCAGTACTGAACTTGTAGTTCAACTGTAAACTCTTGGATACCAGTTTGGTCATAGGATAATTCAACTTGTCCAACCTGAGTTGGGAAAGTGTCATAGAATCTGTACGATCTTAGTGTTGATCCGTCACGATCTAACTGATAAACATAAGCATCTGCTTGATAATCCGCAGGATTTGTTAAACCTGTATTATCAGATAGTCTATTAATTGTATTAGACCATCTTTCAAAAGCAGAACGAATAGCAAAATCAGTATCGTTAATAACTGTAACAGTCCAAGAATCGAATGTTCTATCTCCAGCAATCTTAAGTACCCTTCCTCTGAAAGGAACTTCTATTGGAGACACATTAGATGCTGGTAAATTAGCACCCTTTACTAAGAATCTTGCTTTTTCAAGAACCGCAGAGTCTGGTTGAGCAGCATCGGGAAAAGTGAGGACAACTTCAAACAGATTAGAACGAGCACCACCACCCGTCAACTTACTCTTGAAGTTTGATATAGTCCTTAGTGGTGGTGGATTGACTTGATTTCTAGCCATGATTGTTTTTTAAACCTCTAATTAAACGGAACCGATTACTTCTTCAAACGAAACACCAGTTCTTGTAGCAACAAAGGTAAGACCAATGAAGTTGATAGAACGTGCTGGTTTGATGAATATGTCAGCAACAAATTCGTTTGCATCGATTACTGCTGCTGTATTGTTTGTTTCGTCACAAACAACTACAAAGTCGAAGATACCTCTCTTCGCTTGAACATCTCTCAAGAATGGTTCAATGATATTTACAAAGTTAGTCCTTGTAAGTTCATCGTTGAATTCAAAGAGTTGATCTTTAGCAGCCGCTGCGATAGCATCTTCAAGGTAGATAAACAATCTACGAACGTTAATGCGATCAAATGCTGATGCCTTACCAAATGCTGTCTTATCTCCAAATAAGATAATTCCAGCACCAGGAGAATTAATTACAGGGTTAATTCTATTTGAATAAAGAATGTCACGCTGTTTCTTACCTGGATTGTAAACCAACTTAACTGCGTTAAGAATAGCACCTCTTGCTGTTCCTGCAGGTGAGAACCAAGGGAACTGTTCAAGACTTGTTCTAGCACAAGTTCCAGCAATATCACCATTTAATGGGACATATCTAAAAGTATTATTAAAGCGATCAAACATGTATTTGTAACCGCTATCAAGAACACCATATGTTGATGATGTCATTGTTGAATAGAACTTAATGATATTATCAGTGATAGTATCAATATCATTCACAGTAATTGCGGTTCCATCACTAGTATCATTTAAGAATGCTTTTCTATATGGAGAAACAAATGCTACACAGTCTTGTCTAGACTCAGCAACACCTATTACAGTTTGTCCAAGTTGATTAGCTTCTTCTAATGAATAATTGGCAGATCCCATAAGAATGAAATCAACATCAGTTTCTTCCGCATTTTCAAATAACTTATACCCAGACATGATATCATCTAGTCCAGGAGTAAAGGCATAATCGTTCTCTTCTGCCTTTACTAAATTACCATTAGCATCAATACTATCCGCTTTTCCTTGATATAGAGTACCTTTTGATAAAGTGTAACTAGTATTACCAGTTGTTGCGAATGTAATTCCACTAGCAAGTTGGTTCCAATCAGAATCTAAACTTGAAGTAGAGAAATTAGATATAGTGCTAAATCCAACTGCTACATCTGATGAATTTGTTGGTTTTTCTCCAGCAAAGATATATCTAGAATTAACTTCAAGATATTTTCTCCAGTAAGAACTACTTCCTACAGAATATTCAGCATCAGTTGCCTTAGAAAGAGCTATATGTTTTTCTAAGATAGTTCCTATATTACCTGTGACACTTCCACTCTCATCAATAACAACCACATGTACTTCATCAAATCTACCACCTCTTTCGGCAGCATATGAAGAAGTTCCTGGTTTATTTGCTAATTGACTCCAATCCAAATAAGCAACTGTTTCTTCCTTTGAAGTACCTACATTAGACTTTATTTCAACTTGTTGAGTATTAAACCAATCAGATACACCAGTATATGCTGTTTGAATGAAAGGTGATGAAGCTGAACTATTAGCACCACCTGCTGTATGAACACCTATAGTACCAGAAGCTGGGAAAGCATAAGTACCACTTTCAGTGTAGTCCTTATTCTCTACTGTTCCATCAGCAGCAACGTGATTAATAAATTTAACACCAATAGAACTAATTCCTACGATTTCACTAACAAGACCTGTAAAGTATCCATCTATAGGTACGGCTGTTGAAAGTCCTGAAGCAGTCTTACCATACTTTGTACCACTAGCAGTAACTGTTACTGCCATACCAACAGCAATATTAGTTGTAGTAACACCACTTAAAACCTGATCAGTCTTAGCATCAATTACTGCTACTTTAAGACCATTTGCCCAATTACCTGGACTATTAGCAGCGATTGTTACACCAGTAATTTCATTTTCGTCATACCCAAGTTGCTGATAATGCTCTCTTCCCTTTATCTTAATATCGCTGGCAGTGCCAACCATAGCATTTCTTAAAAGTTGGTCGTCTGCTCTGACAACACTTAAGGTTCCACCATAGGCAAGATAAGATGAAGCAACAAGCCAATGCTCGTAATGCTTATCAGTTGAATATGGTTTACCAAAAGTTTGTAATAGGTCTTCCTCGCTTTCTATAAGTTGAGGATCATTAACTGGACCTTTTTCAAATGGTGCTACAAGTGCTCCTGTCGATCCACTCGTAGGATCCACTCTTCCAATTGTTAGATCGACCTCTCTTATGACAATACCAGGAGATGCTAAATTTAGTGGCATCTTTTCTGCTCCGAATCTCAGATTGTTGCTGAAATTATTTATTGTTTAGTGTGTTTTCACTGGGGAAACAATGCATGAACTACCAATCTGGATATACCCAATTATTTGTTCCTTTCTTTCTATTTTTAACTCGTTCAATAGTACATACCTTACATTCATATGAATATGCTGATGGATATGTTCTATTTTTACGAATTAAATAAAAATCTTCTATTAAGTCCTTTATCTTTCCACACGATCTACACTTTCTTTCTTGTAATAATAAATGTTCTAATTCTATTTGATCGTCAAAATCCATTAACGAAAATCCCACATGTAATTCATACCACCACCCTTATCACCATATTCATCAACATGCCATACATCACCATCTTTATCAACAAATGATTCTTCATCTAATCCATCTGACATAAAACCAAATGGAGCCATATCCTGTTCTATCTGATTCTTTTGCTCTTCATAAAGTCTTTTCCGAACATCATTGTCCGTCATTTCTTTGAAATAATCTTGTGCTACTACCCAAGCAAATAT